CTTTACAAATGAACATAGCCAACACCCCGACACAGAACTGGTGCGAAGAGTGTGGAGCAACTGAACCTGCCGACCCTGAAGATGTGGCAGAACAAATCCGACTATTAGGAGAGAACGACTAATGAATCAGGAAACTAAAATCAACACCGATAAGTTAGCCCCTGAGTTTTATGTGTGGGAGAACGACCACGAAGAAGTTTGGGCTAACAAAGATAATCCTTTCTTCGTAGTGCGAAATGGCGAGATGCGAATTATCGTCAAGAGTGCCGAAGATGAATCACAAGAGATAATCAGATACACCGATGCTCTGGAGAAGTTTGGCATCACTACCGATAAAGAACTGGAAGAGTGGGCTGGGAAGAGTGAAGAACTATTCTCAGTTGGTATGAATCCTTGGTTTGAGATTTGGTCTGTGAAAGACCAAGAGTTTTTCTCAGAACCTTTCTTTGACCTGAAAGAAGCCATCGCCCATGCCGAAGCGATGCTCGCAGAGTATCCAACTGGCATCGCCGACTAACCTGAACTAAAAAGGAAGCCCATGCTGAAGAGCATGGGTTTTTCTTTATGCTTTTCCAGGACACAGGGCGGCAGGTTTTTCCATGCGCCACGCTTTGCACTCTGGCCTGGTAGATTCTACTCATGCCTGAACTCAACGAAGCAAAGCCTCTGAAGATGCTCAATGCCGATGAAAAAGGGATTTCCTTCCTCTATTTACTGACTGGTGGGGACTACGACAACAGAGTTGTGCTGGTTTCCTCAGTAATAACGCCGACATACGAAGAAACATCTGTGTTTTTATGCGAAGACTGGTCTGGGGAAGATGCCGACTGGGGTAATTCCTTATCAACTATCTACCATGTGGATACCGAAGACGCACTAAACAAAATTGGATACACGACAAAAGTCGCACTTGACAAGGAAAAACAATAGACCCTATTATTGACTCAGAAGACAAAACGACGAAAGGAACTCCGATGGGCACATCTGTTCATGGCCTGAAGCCAAAGCACTCCGTGGGAGAGCAGTTTGGTAGGAACATCTGGGGCTGGAAGCCTTTGATGGATTACATTGCCGATGACCACAAGAAGTTTGCGAAGTTATTTGATAAAGAAAGACTCACGGAACTCCAAGCAAACAGAATCGCTGACGCATTATTTGACTCCATCGCATCTGGTAAGGCCGAAGCATACGCCGATACTTTCACAAAGAAGATAACTGAACTGCCTCTGGTTGCATGCGAGTTTTGCGAAGGAACTGGAATCAGAAAAGATGCCGTAGGCATGGAAAAAGGGATGACCGACCTAGTTCTCGACCCTCGCATCGCAAATGAAGTTGGAAGACTGAGGGGCTGGTGCAATGGATGTTTTGGTAAAGGTATGAAGCAGACTACCGACAGTGCTTACTATCTGGAACTTACCGACATTATGGAGTTTGCCGAGTTCTTACGCAACTGTGGTGGGGCAAAAATATCTTAAAAAATCTTTTGCGACACGCTTGACAAATGTCAGTGGTGTTGTGTAGATTATCAATGTATCCACTCGACAACGAAAAGAGGTAAAAAATGGGTATGGATGTTTATGGCAGAAATGCTACCGAACCGACTGGTGAATACTTTCGCCGAAATGTCTGGGGCTGGAGACCACTATGGGACTACTGTCTAAATACTTTTCCTATCGCAGAGATGGTAGAAGATGGACACAGTAATTCTGGTGATGGGCTAAACGCCGAAGACAGCAGAATACTTGCCGAACAAATGAAGATGGCAATTGCTAATGGTAGTGCTCAAGAATACATAGAAAAGCGTAATGCTCGTCTAGCGAGTATGGAGAGACCTACCTGTGAGACCTGCACTGGTACTGGCATCAGAACAGATGAAGTTGGTATGTTCCAAGATATGCCAACAAGAGAATTATCACCAGAGATGGCATCACTAACTGGTCGCACACATGGTTGGTGTAATGCTTGCGATGGAGAGGGAAAGACAGATTCTTGGGAGACCAATTACTATCTTGACCTTGACGATATCAAAGAGTTCGCCGAGTTCCTAGAGACCTCTGGTGGATTTAGGATTTGCTAAAGATGGAGAAGAAAATGAAAGCAAATACAAAAACACAAATGAATACCGATGCTTGGAACTGGTTTGTCGCAAGATATACCAAGATGGGCTACAAATCACTAAATCAGTTTGCTATAGCAACTGGATTACAAAAGAGTAGCCTAAGTCGCTACTTCCACCGCCAACGCCAACTGCCGTCAGGTATGATGGCAACACTTTGCCGAGAACTCAAAGTCACTCCAAACGAGATGATGAGAGCACTTGGAGAGTGGCAATAGACCCTGCTATAACTAGCAAACACCTGAGGTATGTGTCTAAAATGCCTCTTTTTCTCCATAAACACCGATTTATGTGAGTAAAATATAAGAACAACTGAATAAAGTGTCACTTCGACAATAAACGACCCCAGTGCTAAAGAAATGAAAGGTAAGGTCGCTAAATGAAAAAGTATGTAATGGTTGCCAGTGCGGTTCTAACTCTCGCTGGCTGTACTGCATCTATCGCAATAGCCGATATGCAGAAAGCATTACCAGTAACTGGTAAAGCAGTAAAAGAAATAACTGTATCTAAAGGTACTTCGTTCAATACTCAGTCGCTAATCAAAAAGGCTAAGAGCGAGCGTAACACCGTTAGATTACATAAAGTAATAAAGTACCTGAAGACTCGTGTAGGAAAAACTTCTTATGTGTTTTCAGGTTCAAGTCCCCGTGGATGGGACTGTTCAGGCATGGTTCGTTGGACTTATGCTCAGTTCGGTTTAGAACTACCACACTCCGCAAATAAGCAAGGGCACATTGGAACACGAGTGTCTAAGCCTAAGATTGGAGACATCGTGGTTTTTGCCTACCAAGGCTCTAAATCGTTCTACCACTCCGCTATCTACATCGGAAATGGCAAGATAGTTCACGCTAACCAAGCACGAAAGACGACAGTCATCGAGCGACTTACCGATTACAGAAGAAGCCAAATAAGGTTTGTAAGAGTAATCCCAACAGTGTAAAAAAGGATTCCCCGTCAGAGATGGCGGGGATTTTCTTTTACCGATGGGACCTGGGCGGCAGGTTTTTCCTTGTAAGAATGTTCTTGACAACGGGAATATTTTGCTATAAGTTATAGTTATTACACATGACGAAAGGCTTCAAATGAAGACAATGTTTATTTCAATCCCTGTTGGGGCTCTACTTATGTTGCTAGCGTTTAGCATCAAAGGTGGGCTTATCAACCTAACTGCTGTTCAGGTCGCTGGGACACTGGGCTCTTTGGCTCTAGTAATTGGCGGGCTCGTTGGCTTAGTTGATATTTGGCAGAACCGACCTGCTCAGTTCCGCCGTATGAGGAAAGGTCGTAGAGGCTAATGCGTATCAGACTAATATCGACTACCGACCCTAACACCAACCTAAAGGCTGGAGACGAGGGAGAGGTTCTATCAACTAAGCAGAGCAACTGGCTAGGCTTTATTGATTACAGGCTAGAAGTCCAGTGGGACAATGGCTCAACCTTGGCTCTATTTGAATCTCAGGATAAGTGGGAAGTAATCTCAGAGTAGAGATGCTTGACAACTGTACCGAATAAGTGTATCCTTATAGCAACACAAATGACAGAAAGAATCTAATGACAACACCAGTAATTATCGACACCGAGATAGCAGAACTTATGCAGTCTATCGATGCAGATAGCCACGCAATCTACCGACTAACTCAGTCAATCGAATACAACAAAAAGTACTCTTGGCTGGGCAAAGAGACTGAAGAAAAAGAAATCAAGCGAGATGCTCTGACTCAAAAAGTTATTGATAACAAGGAAAAACTGGCTACCCTCAGAGCACTCTACACAGGATGGTCCCGTGCTTATCTCGTGCGGAACAGCAATGGGCACATTCACAAGAGTCGTGAGTGCGGAACTTGCTTCCCTACAACTCAGTATGTCTGGCTTACCGATATGTCAGGTCGAGATGAATTAGAAATTGCTTTCCTCGCTGGTGAAAAGGCTTGTACTGTTTGCTATGCTCACGCTCCATCTGCTTACTTCCTCAGACAATGTGAGTTAGAAGACCCTGAGGTCGTAGAGGCACGCCGTCTTCGTCAGATTCGTAAGGCCGAGATTGAGGCTAAGCGTCTGAAGACTGGAATCTGGAATCCAGATGGTACACCGTTAGTAGTGATTGAATACGCATTTAGTAGATACAAGACTGAAGTCAAGGCAGAAAGAACTGCTCAGTCGATTGCGGTCAATATGCTAGTTGGTATTCAAAGTATGGCTCGCTCACCTGAAGAGATTGAGCGTTGTAAAGATGCTATTGAAACCATCTTGATTGCTTTGGCTCACAAGCGTGGCACTTCA